AAGCGCATGCTTGTCGTCGTTGCAAAAACAAAAAATGGCAAGATGAGTTGATTCCATTAGAAATTGAACATATTGATGGAAACAACCAAAATAATGATAGAGAAAACTTGGAACTTCTGTGTCCAAATTGTCATGCTCTAACCGAGACATGGCGAGGTCGAAATAAAAGAAAGGATGGCATACGAAAACGAACGACTGACGCAGAGTTTCTTGTTGCGTTAGAATCACATTCGACTGTCCGACAAGCACTCTTATCACTGGGACTTACTCCAAAAGGAGGAAATTATTTTAGAGCACACAGGTTGCTCGTAACGAAAAAACGACGCTGGGGTGAGCCGAGATGGTCGAAGGCACCGGATTTGTAATCCGGTTGGGCAACCACAACGCAGGTTCGAATCCTGTCCCCAGCTCCGCAATATCTTGCATCACATCAATGCTAAAACCAGGTGTGAGCTAACACATAAGCAAGGTCGTCTGCTAGTTTCGAAGCATGCAGGTTCTTTACGTAACAAGAATAAAGAGTGAAGTATAGCTAGTGGTCACGCGCTGGGCACATACACCCAGAGACTCAGGTTCAAGTCCTGATGCTTCATTCTGATCGCTCGGTTAGTTCAGCGGTAGAACGTTGGTGTTACATACCAAATGTCGGGGGTTCGAATCCCTCACCGGGTACCAAAACAAAACGAGGAAGCTTGCGTTGTCCGAGAGGACCCGGGTGCTATAAAAAGCCCAGATATGACTGAAATAAGTCGCCTGGGACTTCCTTCCATAACGAGAAACAAAACGTTGTTGAGTTCCGCCCCAGATGCGGATAGACAATAGGCTACCCACCTCATGACAAAGGCCTTTAAGCTCAGCGTCAGATGCTGGTTTGATCACCAGCATCGGGACCTTGATGAGATGGGAGCCCCGGACGACTTAGGAGAGAAGAATGTTTACGTGGAAAATCGCATCGAAGTTAAACAAGTCATGGAACCATAACGGTCAGGCTACAAAAATTGCTGATGCAGTTAAAGCCATGAAACTTATGTTTGACGCGTGCAAAAAGGATCACGGCACGATCCCAGGCGATTTGGACTGGGGCGTGCACGTCAAAGAAAAGCCAAGACAATAAAGTTCTCAAACCGAGACAATAAAGTTCCTAAAGTTTGTTTGCATAAGTGCGCAAACTAAGTGTAAAGAACGTAAAATCATGGTATAATGGATTCATAAGGGGTTGCACGATAATGTGCAGACCTTGGAACCAAGGGGTCAAGCGCTCCAAACGGTTTCTTTGACAATTGAATAGTAGATGCGCTCGAAGCTAGAGAGGGACAGCACCTGGCTCTTAACCAGGAGATGCGTAGGTTCGATGCCTACCGAGCGCACCAATGATCGGCACTGAATAAATCAATAGTATAAAATAGAAGATACTATAACTCACAGTTGAACGCGACTTAGGTACCTAAAAGCTAGTAAATATGTGCCGGTCATTTTCAAGAACATGCGGGTAAGGGCCATGAGGTAGGCCATCTGATTTCCAATCAGATCATCGTGCTGGGTTCGAATCCCGCTACTCGCTCTTCGAATTTTTATTTTGTGGTAACTGGGATTCGAACCTATTTATCATTATACAAGATAGAAAACATAAAATGTACTACACGATTTACAAAATAACGAATAGGACGAACGGCAAAATATACATTGGTTGTCATAAGACGAAAAATCTTAATGACCATTATATGGGTTCTGGCGTGTTGATTTCTAGGGCCATCGAAAAACATGGTATCGAAAACTTCACAAAGGAGTATGTTCACTTTCTAAAGAACTCTGCAGAAATGTATGAAAAGGAAAAGGAAGTCGTTAATGAATCGTTTCTTTTGCGGGAGGACGTATACAACTTGTCTCTCGGCGGCCATGGTGATGGGTGGGAACGCATCAACAACAACGAGCTAACCCGAAAAGAAAAGAACAAAAAAGCAGCCATTGCCATGAACGAGGCAAATTGGTCAAATCCAGAATGGGTTGCTCGTAAGAAACAAAGTTGCTCTGAGAGCTTCAAACGGCTCCATAAAGAAGGAAAACTAAAACCTTTTGATTGGACAGGAAGAAAGCACAAAGAAGCAACAAAGAAAAAGATTGGTGCCGCAAATGCGGTTCATCAACGGGGAAAAGGAAACTCCCAATACGGAAAAGTTTGGATTTACAATCTAAAAGAAAAGAGGTCCATGAAAATCGACAAAAACGAACTTGATTCATTCCTCAACAAAGGTTGGAAAAAAGGAAGAAAGATGAAGTTCAAATAATCGCCAGGGGTGATGAGCCCATGAGCAATGGTAAGGCACAATAATTCTTCAGCGATGCAAAAATAATACGATGAAAGAGAAGAATCATATGTTGTGAGAGTAAGGACCGCGAATGATGGGGCGGGTTCTTCAATAATGGAAAGATTTCATTTGGGCAAAGAGTCTGGTTACCCTACCAAATAAATGAAAATCGTCGGTCAGCGCGTGGATGGGGCGCTGGTCTTGCCTGGGTATAGCTGAGGTTGGTCTAGCACCGTGTTTGGGGCACGGAGATGCAGGTTCGAATCCTGTTACCCAGACCCGTAAAGAGACCTGAGTATGGTCAAATAAACTGCTCAATATCTGTGCGTAGTTCAGCCTGGTCAGAATACTCGATTTGGATTCGAGTGGTCGTCGGTTCGAATCCGACCGCGCAGACCATTGTAGGAAGTTGCAAAGTGCAACAGGCGCGCTGCGAGCGTCAGGTCCATCGGTAACGTGGTGGTCTACAGGTTGATGAGTCCTAAGCATTTTGACAGAAAACTGCTTGCTTACATGTAAATCAGTCAGGTAGAGCTGAGGGCGACGGTCTTCGGTGTCGCGGGTTCAAATCCCGCCTTGTAAGCCAATTAGATGTGCATAAGTGGGGATGTTGGTTCGAGTCCAACCATCGATATGGTATTGAACAAGGAAGTATACGCCGCCCTGAGGCTCGCACCCTCACACACCTAATTTACTCCGCCTGATATGGCTTTTAGAATTTGCAGATAGTTATAAACATGAATGAAAATATATGCAAATGTTGCGGAAAAAAGTTTGTCCCAAGATACGATACAGCGGTATATTGCTCTGACTCTTGTCGAGCAACACATTTGGCGCAGTATAAAAACTTTTTGGGCCCTGATGGACGACCATACAACTTCAACAAGGATAAGATTCGCAATTGCTTGATATGCAATAAAAAACTTCATCATCAAACGATGACCGGTTATTGTCGACAGCATTACAAAGAACATTCAAATTGGCGCAAAAACATTAGTACTTCATTAAAAGGAAAAACGGGCGGGCCAAGAAAAGGCGCCGGCGTTGGAAAATCCGGATGGTACAAAGGCTATTGGTGCGATTCAAGCTGGGAGCTTGCCTGGGTCATTTTTCATATTGATAAAGGAATTGCTTTCGAAAGAAACTTATCTGGGTTTGAGTATCAGTATAAAGGTTTCACACGAAAGTACTATCCTGACTTCAAAATTGATAATCATTACATAGAAATCAAAGGTTACAAAACAAAGCAATTTGAAGAAAAACTGAAGGCATTTCCACATGAAATTACTGTCTTGTACAAAAAAGAAATGTCGCAATACATAAATTATGTCACACAAAACTACAGTAAAGACTACATTGATCTTTACGATGCACGCCCGTAGTATAATGGTGAGTACAAATCTCTGATAAGGATTAGGCGGTGGTTCAACTCCACCCGGGCGTACCACAACAAAACACGGAAATGGCTGAGAGGCTTAAGGCAACGATTTATGAACAATCGTGGGATACTAGCTACCCCGTGGGTTCGAATCCCACTTTCCGTTCTAAACAAAACGCGGGATTGATCACCGGCATGAACCAAAATGCCAGTTCAATTCCGACCGGGAATGGCTGAGAGGCTTAAGGCAACTGATAGATAACATACTTTTTGCTATACAATATAATTGACGTCGGGCAATCATATGCTATCAGTGACGGATTAGCAAGCAGACTAATTACCTGCCGCTGCGAAGCCGTTCGCAGGTTCGAATCCTGCTTCCCGGATTAGACATCGCCTAATAGGAGAATGGCATATCCACCAGCTTGAGGGGCTGGGCTTTTCAATGAGCGTCTCGGTTCGACTCCGAGCTTGGCGACCCTAAATAACAGGAGAAGATTATGGCCGTAGAAAAACATTTTGTGTTGACTGAAATTTCAAAGAACACCGGGGTCGATATCGATCGCCTAGGCGTCTCGCCAACAGTGTTCCTGAAAAGCTGGCCGGCATCGGGTCCATTGAAATTCATAACACTGGATGGTCACCGTTTACCGACGGGATGGTCACCTGAATTGGCGCAAGACACGACAATGAGCCCAGAAGATTGGGAAACATATGTGTCAGGCATTTACAGAAAAACGAATGAGTCAATCATTGAAAATGCGACTCGGGACATCGCCGCGATCAAATCAGCGTTAGCAACGTGTAAATAGATTGCAATCGTGGTATAATAGAAGTGTAAGGTCGTTTGGGCCGATATTTAGTATGAGCCCGGGAGACACCATGAGAATTAACAAGAAAAAATTGCGCGCGATAATCCAAGAGCAGCTTGGACAAAAGCAAGGACTGACACGTCGTCAGATGCGGTACCTTTCAAATAGTGTTGAATATGACGAATATGGTGTCGACGTCGTTTCTGAGTATTACCATGTTGGAACGATCTATGATGATCGAGATCGTGATGATGCCCCGACGCCGTTTGATGACAACCTTTGGGTTTTCAATGTGACGCCGGAAATGGCTCAAAAGGCATACGACGGTTCGAAGCACTACAAAAAAGGTCCTGTGACGATTCCTACGGGCTGGTTTTTCGAAATGGTCTCAGACTTTGGAGGAATGAACAGCGTTGATGGCCCATTTGGCTCAAGGCAGGAAGCAACGTCAAAGGCGCTTGATGTGTATCCTGATGTGATTACATCGGATGCAATCGAAAATACTGAGAATACCAATTCATCAGACGAATTCGGGTTCTAAAAAAACAAACTATTGCGGAGTAGAGCAGTCCGGTCAGCTCGCTTGGTTCATACCCAAGAGGTCGTTGGTTCAAATCCATCCTCCGCTACCAACACGCAGCACAAGCTGCACAACAAATGGCCGGCTGGTCCAACTGGCAGAGGCACGTGATTTAGGGTCACGAGGTTCCGGGTTCGAATCCCGGGTCGGCTACCATTGTTTGCGGGTGTAGCATAAGCAGTAAATGCTCCCAGCTTATATCTGGAAGATAGTGGGTGCAAGTCCCTCCACCCGTACCAAGAAATATTTTGGTTAGAGCATCAACCTAGGTATACTTAGTCATAAAGGTGCGTTATGAAAAAACAAGAAAAGTTTTTGTGTGAGTTTTGCAATAAGCAATGTAAAAATGCAAATTCACAACGTCAACACCAAGTAAGGTGCAAAAACAATAAAAACGCCGTGTCGTTAGACTATCTTCGGGCCAGAAAAGGGAAATTAAACCCATGTTATGGGAAAAACTGGCTTAGAAATAAGTCACCTGAAGAAATAAAAGCAATCAAGCTTGGGGCGAATGAAAAAAGAAAGAAAGGATTTTTGTCAGGAAGGTTACAAAAACAGAACAGAAAACTTTCAAGAGAAACAAAAGAAAAACTAAGCAAAATTCAATCCGATAAAATGAATGAGCCCGGGTTTGGAAGTTTTCAACATGTAAAATATTTCAACGTAGCAAATCTAAATGGCGAAACATTTACCTTGAGGGGAACATGGGAAAAGTCTTTCGCAGAATTTTGCAATGATAAGCTAATTCAATGGTCGTCAGGTCATGTTCTAAAATATGAGAATGGTATCACAAGACGATATCATCCTGATATATACCTAAACGATTTCGACGTATTTATCGAAATAAAGGGTTACTTTTCACCTGCAGCAAAAAAGAAAATGAAATGTATCAAAGGGCAACTTGACGTAAAGTTAGGGATTGCCTTCAAAGAAGATCTAGATCAACTATTCCGCATGGGTGATTTACAGCAATTTTTGGAGTCTTCGTGCGCAAACTTTGAAAACCTAGATTGAATTTCTGCAGCATACAGAAACATGTGATATAATCATTTATACCAACATAAGGAGTAACCATGGCATCTCCGCTTTGCAGCATATGTGAGAAAAATCATGCACATATGCAAGGTTCAGGCCTTTGTCATAAATGCTGGGCTCTTATGGAAACGGTCAAATCATCAGAAAATTTGGTTCGTAAGATTTTGGCGATTCTAAAAAAGGAAAGGAGTGACTCATGATGATGAAGAAATCAGGGCAATTTATTCTTGGGCGCTCAACGAAAAGTGCCCTCAAGGTTAATAACGTGGCGATCCCGATTGCAAACATCGTATCAGTCACGCAGCACCACACTTCTTTCAAGGAACCAGAACCGTATGATGCGCCATGGATTCATATTCAGTATATCTCAGGAGAGGACCACAGTTATAAGAACATCTGGGGAACTATCGAAGAGTTTGGCGATGTGATGGAAGGGAACAAGATTTCTTCTGAGTCTTCTATCACCGCATCGCCACATAATGTCGGGTTTGAGCTCGCACATCTACGTGATGTGCGAGATGAGTTGCTTGGCGAGCGAGAAGTTGCGGAAGACCGGGATTGGTATAGCAAGGAAGCAATCGATGCTCGTACTGCACATCTCACTAGTGCTGAGCGCTTCGACGCATGGGCAAAACATCACGAAAAGAACCAACAGGCAGCTCGCAAATCATCATACATCAAACCCGATGAGATGAACGAGCGCCGGTAAAACAGCGCGTCCGTAGCTCAGTCTGGATAGAGCAGTTGGTTTCTACCCAACTTGTCGGGGGTTCGAATCCCTCCGGGCGCTCCATAACAAAGGAAAACAATAATTCACGGCGGAAGGAAGTAGAATATGAAAAAGTATACACATGTTGACGCCTTATATCAGGTGTCTCGGTACGTTCGAAAGGTTAACAAGGATCCCGAGGTGCCTGAGCGATACAAAGTTCGAGGTGTGACGAAGTTCAAAGGAACTGTGAAGCTCCATGGAACAAATGCCGGTGTCGCGTGCACGAAAGAGGGATTAGTGCCTCAGAGTCGTAACACAGTGTTGTCACTTCAAAATGATAACAACGGTTTCGCTGCATTCGTCCACCATGTTGCAGTACAGGTATCCATTCGAGGACTTGAAAAGCAATTTCGGGTGGCGTACAACCTGCATGAAGACGCAACATTGACATTGTTTGGTGAGTGGATTGGCAACGGCGTTCAAAAAGGAATGGCGATCAACCAGCTCCCAGTAAAACAGTGGGTCATCTTTGCGGCTGCTGTCACTGAAGGGGAGAAGTCTCGTTACCTCGAGGTTTTCAACTTTCATGACTACTACGAAGATGTGAGTATCTACAGCATCCTGAAGGCAGGTTCTGCTGAGCTTGAAGTCGACCTCGATGATCTTGACTCTGTCACAAAGGCAGCAGAAGAGGCAACGAAGAAGACGCTAGCTGTTGAGGTTTTGTGCCCATGGGGCGCATTGTTCGGGCTGGCAGGCATGGGAGAAGGATTAGTCTGGACTCCGCTTGGTGACCAACTTGGTAACTCCGACCTGTTCTTCAAGACGAAAGGTGAGAAGCATAAGACTCAGAAGAGCAAGAAAACTGTACAGGCAACGCCAGAAGAGCTTGCCAACGTCCAGGAGTTCCTCGAGTTTGCTGTGACACCCCGACGCTTGGAGCAAGGTTTCGAATACCTGGCTGAACTTGGTCTCGAGCCAAACATGCGAAGTGTCGGCGACTACCTCAGGTGGGTATGTCAAGACGTCCAGCGTGAATGTGCAGTTGAGATTGAAGAGGCTGAGACCTTTGAGTGGAAAAATGTTGCGAAGAAGGTGGCTTCGGCTGCCCGTACACACTACATTCAAGAGTTTCAGGCAGGAACCCGAAATTAGTTTACATAATAAGTGTAAAGAGCATCAAATCGTGGTATAATGGATTCATAAGGAGTTGTACGACAGCGTGCAAACCTTGGAACCAAGGAGTCAAGCGCTCCAAACGGTTTCTTTGAAAATTGAATGTGATGATGATTGTCCTGAGCAAGACGTAAAACTGCTCTCGTAGCGACATGTGTTTTGGTCTATAGAGCCATGAACAGAAGGTGAAAGTCCTTCCATGTCGCCGAAACGGGTAAGTAGC